TCACACCCTCATAAAAACTTCTATTTAACGCTAAAATAAAGTTATATCCAGGGTCTAAATCTGATTCCACCAAAGATTTTGAAGTATAAAAATTTTCAAATCTGTTAGAGGTAAATTTTGAACTTCTGTCATAATCGTCTGAACTTGTGTAGAAATATCTGTACTCTTGATTAAAATCTGATTTTCTATTTTCGAATACAATAGCACCAGTTGGTTCACTAAATACGTAATTAGGGCCTCCATATTTTGCTGAACCTGAAATATATAAGTTTCTATCTTCGTAGTTATCGTTAGCTTCAAATCTATACAACGATGGTGTGAAGAACCTATCACTTGTGTCTACAGACGCCGTATAAGTTGGGTATTCAGTTTCAATCGTGACTATTGAATGACTTGTTTCATTTTCTTGTTCTAAAACACCTACGTTAATTGTGTCCTCAAAAAATGGTTGTGTCAAAGACGGATTACTTTTTTGAACTGGTGATTTTGGTCTTTCAAATATGTTACCTTCAATCAAAGTTCCCATATGACTTTTTGTTCTAGCTGGAATTAGTCTTTTTAATTGTTTAAATATTGATTGGTCATAAAATTTTATAAGATGCATATAATCCCAAAAATTGTTGTTACCATCATACTTTTGGAAATACGTATTAGATATATCTTTTAGTTCAGTATAGTCCTCTTTAAAATTATCACGAGGGTCTCCTAGATATTTATTAAAATCAAGATTTGCAAATGATGATATAATATCTTCATTTATAACATCGGTTGGTGAAAAGTATATTCCTAATTTAGCAGAATCAATTGGTGCGAAATCATTTGAACTTGCGTCAAATCTACTATTTTTATTTAATGTAGCACCACTACCACTTAAAAAATTGTTTTCAATTCTAATCTTTGTAGCCATCCTACGGTTAGGGCCGTGATTAGGTACAAGTGTTTTAGTTTTATCAACTACAGGTTGAAAAAGGTTATTTCCTCCAAATCCACGAGCACTACCACTTTGTGTATAGGTCTGATTAGCACTAACATCTCTAAGAGAACTACCCTCAGACAAAGTGGTGTCATCGTCAAAAGAAAATCTTCTAACTAAGTTAGTGTATGATGAGGAGACAGTATTTCCAACATATGATTTAGGAGTAGCTACGTGAATGTCAAAAAACTCTTCATCTAATGGTTCAGTCCACAGTCTAAACTCCATCAATGAACCTGATAATTTATTAGCACTAAAAGGAGTTGTGTTATTACCACCGATAAAAAGATTACCACTACCAGTCCAATTGGCATTATACGATTGGGAAGCCGAACTTGAAATGGTAAGATTTGATTTTGATGATAATAAAATTCTGTCCAAACCAGCTTCATACTTTTTAACAAATAAATCATAACTAAATGCATCAGCAATAGTATCGGTATTAGCAGAAATTTTTCTTAAAGATACTTCATCCCAAAAAATCGTGGAACTTGGTTTATTGTTTTCAAATCGAACACCAAGTTTTGCCGTATTTGGAAACTTAATAGTTTTCTTTACTTGTACTTGTTTCCACTCAGTCTCATTTAACCCAACGCGTTGAGATGATTTGATACCACCTTCATTTGTTGAGTACTCAAACTCTACATCCCAATTCACAACATTTTCATCAGAGTCTAATTCGAATAGAGTTAAAGAACCAAGAGAATCAACTGTACTACCTGAAGCTTTAGCATAAGCACTAAACAAGTAAGTTTCGTACTGACTAACATCTGTTATAGCTGAGGAATAAGATGAGTAAGTATCACCAGGATTTCTATAAAAATAAGTGTATGAAGTACCATCGGTTGATGTATTTCTATGTCTTAAACTTTTAGTTCCGTTTTTAGCTACATTAGAACTACTCACTATCTCAATTTCACCACGTTCAGCACTATTTGTTCCTGGTAAAAATGGTGGGTTAACTAATGAACCAGTTTCAAATGATGTGAACGGAAATAACTCTGTGTTTATTTTAGACTTTCTCAACATTACTTGATAAAAATCACCGTCATAAACTGGTAATAATGAAGAACTTATTTCTTTATAACCACTCGAACCAGATAACATAAATGAAACAGTTCCATAGTTATCATCTAAATTATTATCTTTTAATTTTATAGCCCAATCAGTATCTTTTTGTACAAGAATTTGGTCTGAACCAGTGGATGGTGAACGAAATCTAAGTTCTACAGTTTCAGGTTTTCTACCACTAACATCATCATCAACCCAAGTTGTTTCTACATATTGTGAGTTTTTAAATCCTAAAGTTTTTGTAAACTTTCTAGCTATCTCAAATTGAGCTCTCTGATTATCTTTTTGTAATCCACCATACTCACGAACTCTTAATATTGAACTAGGTATACCATAACAATTCATCAAACCTTTTAGTGAACCAATAGTACCTTTTGATTTGAGTAGATAAGGCATACTTGCTATAATTCTTTTAGTTATCTCTTTAGAAATATCAGATTCACCTGGTGAGTCTAATGAACCTGAAGTATATAATGAAAATGCACTTCCACTAGCTTTTTGACCAAAACCAGCTCTACTTAAATCTAAAAGGTCTTTACCATCTTGTACTTCAAAACCAAGTGCTTTAGATAAGTTAAAAATTAAATCCTTTGAAAATCCTTCAGATAAATCAGATTGTCTATCAGTTATATCTGCTAAAGCTTTAGTATAAACCCACAACTCATCAAAATGTTGACCAATCATATCCATAAAATCTAAAAATTGATTGTTTTCTATATCTTCTCTAATATGTTGTGGTAATAAATTTACTAATCTATTTGGATTGTTTATATCGTATAAAGACGCTGAATATATTTGACCTTTACCACTAACATTTGAACCATACCAATTTGTAAAAGTAGCTTCCGAAGAACTTACTGGTACAAACGGGTCAGCATAAGTTCCACTACCAGATTTAGGCCAACTAGCATCATTGAATACTCCCATAGAACTTGATATATAAGATGAACTAACATTGTATAAATAAGTTTCATATCCATCAAAATTATTTTTAACTTCTTGAATCTTATTTTCAAATTTTAAAGCGTCAACCGACCCATCTGTTAGTGCAGAAAAAGAAGAACTTTCAGCTGTGTAACTCTCTATTAACTCAATTTTGTATCTAAAATTTTCCAATCGTTTTTCAGCTGAACTAAAATTAACAAAATTTTCATAATTTGTATAATCTATATTTAATTCAACTGGTTTTTGACTACCACTAATGTATTTGTTGATTATACTTTGTTGTAACTTTTTATCTGTTGTAATTAAATCATTATAATTTTTTGAATCAGTTGAACGTTTTGTAATTGGTGAATCAACATTAGCCGAATCAGGTGTTCTTAATATTGTTAAATCTTCATCTTCTTGGTCATACGGAATTAAATCAACTACCTCTGTCTTCTGTGGTAATAGTTCTTTAACAACATACACATTGTTGGTCTCATCTATATCATCTGGTAAAGGTTCATATAACTTGAGTAAAGTACCATATGGATAAACTTTAAATGTTTGTTTGTCTTCTCTTGTATTTGTAACTAATGCTACTCTATTATCTCCAAAATGAACGTAAGTTAATAAATCACGTGTATCTTGAAATTTATGAACTAACTCCCAAGACTCAAACGTACCAAATGGTTGAGTAACATCATTTGGTGTCAAATCATAAAAACTTGTGAACTCATTGTAAGTTCTATCTATTGTAATTATATCACCTTCAACACCAATTATTCTAGCAAAAAACGGACTACCAATAGTGTTCACACTTGTATTTAATGCTTCTACAATAGGGTCATCAGACGTTGGGTCATACGGATAGCTAAAATTAATTTTTGTTTGAGACTGTCTACTACTATCAAAATTAAACTGACTAGTAGCGTCATTTACAATACCTGGTATAGCAAATATTTCTATTTCACCTGTGATTGTATTACCATCGGTTAATATATTTTCTAGCGTAAGAGGATTTATTGAAAATGTATCACTAAGATTAATAGTGTTATTCTCTATTGTTCCAATTTTATTTCCATCACCATCTACGTAATCACCATCAATCAATGATAATATTTCCCCGTTTTGTTTAAAAATCCACTTTACATTTTGAAAAAATTCTGGTGGCTCAAGTCCATTGGCTACGTTCTGAATGTTACCAAAGGTATTTTCATCTTTAGAAGACTCATATGATAAATCAATCGGATTGTCTAAGAATGCTTGAAATAAACCGTTATCATCTTTTACCACACCTGATTTTATTATGATATCTGTTACTCTATATTCTGGCATTAGTTTACACCCTCGTTTAATAATATTGGTTTATTTTTATAAACTCTATTCATTTGATGTTCCTTTGGATACTCCGTAATTCTACTATAAAGATTAGGAAGTATTTGTTCACTAGTAGTCCAATCAGTAATTAATCTTCCATCTTGTACTATTTTATTTGCTGATACTATTTTTTGCACCTTACGACCATTTAATTCTGGTTTTTTATTACTGTATTGTATATCAACAAACATATTATATTTTTTTATCCCTAACGATATACCATCAATCATTAACTTTTGTAATTCTTTATAATTTGGTTTTCCTGTTAGCACGATGTCAACATCTAATGTTTTCCAGTTTTCTAAAAAACCACCAGTCAACCATACTTCATATTTATTTATGTTTTGTAGTTTAAAAAAATCTTTTTTCCATTGATTAAATTTATCCCAAGTAGGTGGTTTTAAATTACAATTAAATTTATAGTTTCCATATTCCCAAATCATTTCTAACTACCTGTGTAATAGTCTCTAAATTCTGATTCAGCGTCATCGACAACTTCAGGTTCTCTTTCTTGAAGTTTAAAAACATCATTAAGGTATATATAACCACCGACCATATTGGTGGTTGTTGGTATCGATAATTTAATTTTATTAGTGTCTGTTAGGTCTTGGGTGTCTCCCTCTGGTACAAAAAATTGAATTGGGTCTCTAACAGTTTCACCTCTGAGAGTAGAGGATATTATTCTTTTATTTCTCTGTAAATTAAAAAAATCTGATACGTATTGTCTACTTCTTATATTTTGGGTGACAAGTCTAAGTTCAGTTCTTGATGGTGAGATTTCGTGAATTAAATATTTATTTTCTTTTATAAATAATTCTCTACCATTCTCATCTGTTATTTTACCAGTTTGTTCATCTATACTAAAATCACCATCAAAAGGAATTTCATTTTCATCAACCAATAAGTTTTCAAATGAACCAGCTACTTTTCTAAAAAAATTATATTTTACAACATAACGACCTCTATCATAACCAAATTTTCTAAGAATTGTTCCAGTTTTTAACTCTACCCCAGTATCTAGTATTTCATAATCACTTTCTTCAACAACAGCACTTTCTAAAAAATTTTCTTCTTCATCGTGAATTAAAATCTCAATATAGTCAGTTGGATTTGTTCCAAACTCACCATCGATATAAGAATAACTAGGTGAATTAAAATCAATATTTTTCCCAGTCTGTAATATTTGTAAATCTTTTTCATTTAATCTCGACATTATTAACTACCTCCATATCCATCATCATCTCCGTCTGAATAAGGTTCAGATACTACATTTATGTCCTCTAGTTCTACAACTGGCGGTATAACTGTGGTTGGACTGTTAAACGGAGCTAGTGTTTCTAAAACTATCAGTTTACCATCGTCTATAGAATCAAGAAAATCTTTTGGTAATTGTTTTAATGGTCGTCTATAATACTTACTACTATAAAAATCATTTGTACTTATGAATCTTCTTTTTTTACCGTTTTGTATTAACCAAATTTTTCTTTTTATTCCTGTAGTGTCTCCTCCCCGAAGTTGTCTTAGAATATCACTTATACTCTGTTCCTCTTGTTCGGGTACAAACTCTACCACTATATCACCCTCTTTTACTTCAGCACCTTCAATCACTACGTTACCATCATCATCCACCTCTTCAGGTATTGGAGAGGGTAAGGTTGATGTTGGTGTGGTAATCAATTCACTAAACCCTCGTTCTATTGTTTTGTTTAAAAGTTCTGATTTTGTATACTGTTTTAGTTTTTCGGTTTGAGTTGTTACGGTTGAGCTTCGGACACTATCAAAAAATGTAGATTTATTTTGTGTTGTTCCTTCAATGTTAGGATTAAATAACGCGGTCTCATACACAGAACCACCATCTTCAAGATTAGCATCTTCCAATCCTAAACCAGTTACTATATCTTCAAATGATTGTAAAACTCTATTATCATCCCTAAAATTTTTTGGAATAGATTCTTTTATTTTATCAATATGATTTTTTCTTAATTCAGAAACAAACGATTTATAAAAATCTAATTCGTTCCTTTCGTCAGTTGTATATGGCATTATAACGTTACCTTAAATGTAAATCCTTCATCATAATAAAGATTAAGTTCTTCATCAGTATTACTACCACTTTGTATTCTGTACTCAAGTTTATAGTATCTCTCTGGTTGATATCCATTTAAATCAATATTAAAATAATTACCTGATGAATCACAACTTATTTGAGAACCACTTCCATAAGGAACAATTACATCATCTGTTTCGGCATCAACAATCGAGTAATATGATGAACTTGGTGGTAGAACTTTTACTGTTAAGTTTGATGGTGTTGTAGCGTAGGTTCTTTCAGGAAATCTTGGTCTACCAACAACTCTAAATTTAGCTTTTGATTTTTGATTATATTCTGGTCGTAAACCTTTCATATATATCACAGTATCTTCTAATTCCGTAGAACTTAATTGTGATAGTGAACCAGCGTTCCATTTAGAATCATCCCAAACAACTTCTAATGTTGGTGGATATTTTGTATGGGTATCGGATGAAAAGAATGAAAAGTTACCTAATCTCTGTGTGTTATGTTCATCAGAAAAATTATCAGTATTCCCAACATTACCTCTTCGTTTAACAATAAATCCTTCATTGTCAATTGATTGACTCAACCAAGCTTTAACAATATCAGTCACGTCCATTCTAACATCTTCACTATTTTGGTTAAATGATTGTGAAGCTTCATAAGGTACTCCACCACCACCAAGAGTTAATACATCAGAATAAGTACCATTTGAACCAGTATCTATTGAAATATCGGTTAGACCTGCTGTTGTGATGGATGAAGCTGTTATGTGTAAAGTTGTAGTTCCACTAAAAGAAGCTGTAATACCAATATCTGCTGCATTAATTTGGTCAACTAAATTACTACCAAAATCAGCTGTTGAAGAACCAGAGTTAAAAAAGAAATTCGGGGATGCATCATCTGGTACAGACCCAGTCCCATTAGAGTCAACTGATGCAGTTGCTATAAAATTAAACTCAGTTCCTTTAACAGTAATTTGAACTTCGTTAGAAGCTGTAATGGAAGTACCAAATGGTGGTATGAAATCAAAAGAACCACTAGCATAATTTTGATACCAAGTACCGCCTGAAGCAGTTATCTCTGGTGTCCATAAAGTACCATCGTTTATACCTTTTGTAAAATTCCAACTACAACCCTCTTGTGTCACAGGGTTATCGTAACTACGACCATCACCCATTACCCAAGATTGACTTACTGGATACGCAAATAAACTTTGAGATGAGGCTAACGCTGTTGGGTGTGCATCAAATAGATTTAAATAAAATCTTGCAGCTTTACTACCTGAGTCTGGTATTATTCCGTTAACTATCGATGACGATATTTCTGTCAAATCAAATTTAATTAACGCTCTAGAAACTTCTTTAACTGCGGCTGTATCACTAACGTCTTTTCTTACTTCAAGTATTTCATCTAAACCTGAATTTAAACTTGAACTAGCTTGATATAATGTAGCGTCTTTTTCTGCAAACTCAAAATAATGCATTTATTTACTCCGTTATTCCTAAGTTATCACCCACAACTTTACCTTTAATATCTGTGTTGGGAAATTTAATTTCAAATATACTTGGGTCAAGAGCGGGATATAATATACCATCGATTAAACCACTACTTATATCGTAGAAGTTACCAGAATAACCCTCTTCTAATTTGTATTTGTTTTCAATTACAATTGGTAAATCATTAGGATTATTTTCTGTTGGTTTAACAACCGAAGCTACACCATCTATTAAAGATAGTTCATATGCTATATCAGATAAAATAATTGGTTGACCAATTTGTAACCTATCAATATCAAAAAAGTCTTGAACCGCTGTTACACATCTAAGTAATACATCATTTTTATTAAACCCAGTTTTTGTTAATATAGAAAAATTTACAGCTATATTAATAATGTAAGCGTCTTTAATATTTATAGCATCAGTAACTAACCTAAATTGTGATAAATATGTTTTAAGATTTTCTTTACTTGTCTGATTCATTTTCACTAATTTTTTATCAGAGTCAAATCCAAGTGTATACATATTCATAGCTAAAGGATTCAAAAATCTTCCAGCTTGAAACGATTGTAATGTACGACCAGCATCAACATCAGCTTGTGTAACTGTTCTATTTAAGTCTATCGAATCAGAATCTCTATTTAATTGGTCATCTTGTGACAAGTGTACTTTTGCTATATTACCATATTTTGCTGGAAGTGAATAAGCTCTAACTATGTAATCTTCCTTTGTTACAGCTCTTTGTTGAGATTGGTAGTACGCTAAAGCACTTTCACGAACCTCTCTAATTGTTTGACCAGAAGAACCACCTGTGGAAGGATTAACATTTGTAAATACTACAGAATCTTTACTCTCTTGTACTGATGATGCATTAAGTAAAGTGTCTTGTATCTGAAAACTAATGCTTGATAAGTTTGTTATGTCACCAGAATTTACATTATCGTCTATACCACCACCATAAGAATACTTAATAGTAAGTGTTGTGTTCGATGGAGCTAATCCAAACGCTTTTGTCTTTAAAAAATTACTTGGGTCAAAAGCTGTAGTTAATTTAGATGGACTACCTGGTAGATTAGAACCTACTGAATCTGGACTTGGAATAATCTCTTCGTCAGGATTATCTGATATTCCAGCTCCAAACCTAACAATAGTTTGGTCATTTTCATCAATAAATGATGTGAATCTTCGAGATACTTTTTTTAATTTTAATATGTATGGAACTGTTTCTCTATCTTCGACTAAGTCTGGTGAATTTAATGTATTAGCTTCCATATCTTCAAATACTGTATCTCTAGCTAAAGAATCTACTTCATACCAAGTATTGTTGTCACTATCTGTACAAGAAATTATTTCAATTACATTTGGATTAGCTAACTTAATCTGTGTATACTTTTCAGCCGCTCCAAAAGTAAATGTTTCTGTTACGACAGTTCCACTTTCAGCTTTTACTTTTTTCTTTAATAAAAATTTAGTTACATCACCACTATCACTTTCTAAAATTGATGTTTCACGTGGGTCAAAAGAACTTGAAAATTTAAAGTTTACATCTTCCAAAGTTCTAAATGTTGTACCAGTGCTTCCAGCGGATACTTGAGCTCCAGCTTCAATATTAAGTGCGTATCGTAGGTCTGGTTTTCCATTTATAGCTGGTACTGACTGAAATACGTCTAAAACGACTGAAGATGGTGAAGTTGTTTTTGGTTTATATCCAAATGATTGAGCTATCGTATAAACATTTCTTTTTTCCTCAGCGTAAGCGAGAAGTGATTCTCTGAATTGTGAATCAATATAATAAGAAAGAACATCACCAACATAAGCGGCCATTTCTATAAACATCATACCAGGTGAAGCTTCGTTGAAGTCGTTATAGGTATTAGGAAAATAAACTCTAGCAAATTCAATCAAGTTATCTCTAAAATCACTAAAATCTTTGTTAATATAATTAACTGATTTTACCATATTCTTTTTTACTGATGTACGTGGCATTTAATTACTCCTAATAGCTTTCAGCTGTATACGACGCGTCTACTGTTATTGATTCTAAAGTGTTTGGATTTAAAGTAGTAGAATATTTAACTTGTACAAAAATTTTATTTTCATCACCATCTTCGTTGAGAGTATTGACCTCTTTTACGATTATATATGGTAACCAATTTGATACACTTCTTCTAACTTCTTCTTCTACTTTACCAGGTAAATCATCGTCTATTTGTTCAAAACAAAGTTCTCGTATTCTACTACCAAATTCAGGTTGTCCGACTCTTTCACCAGGATAAGTTAAAAATAAATTTCTTAAATTGTGTTGTGCCTGTTCTAATGAGGTTTTTGTTAATTTAAAATCATTATTGTTGTCTCTTCTTAATGGAAAAGACAAACCAATAAAGGTATCAGGATTTAAATCTTTTTCTTGTGCTCCTGGCATTATCTACCTTTCTTTTTCTCTTCCATTTTTTTCATAAGGTCACTATAATCTCTAGTTAATGCATTTGTTACAGATTCTGGTACTTGTTCTGAAGTGACTCCAGCCTTTTTTAAAGTATCTACAGCTACCATATCTCTTTTTACATCATCTGGTTTACCATATCCTAACAGTTCACTCATACGATTTGTATCAAATCCACTACCACCTAGTGTTGGATATTCTTCAGTAGTTTGTTTACTTGAAAGTGCAACAGTTTCATTTAAAACTTTATTTAAAGCTTCATTGTCTGTATACTTTGTGGTCGGTGTAGTTTGTTTTGGTTTTTCAATATTAGATACAATGTTTTCTAATATCGGTGAAGTCTCTTCTTTTATAAATATCTTTTTAACTTCTTTTTGTACCTCTCGTTTGACCACTTCTCGTATTATTTTTACAAGGTCTTTTTTAGTCATAATAACTCCTATTATTTTATGATGCTAATATTTTTTTATTTAAAAATTTTTGTTCTTTCACAGTATTTACCACTCTTTTTATTTTTGGAAGTAAAGTAGCCGCTTTTGTTGCAGCAACTTTAGCGTCAGGAATCGCAAGTAGTGTTTGTATGTCACCCAAAAGAGTGGTAATGTCAGTTTGAAACTGTAATAAAACATCTCCTCTAACTGTCGGTTTCATTGGTAAGTCTGGATTTCCCATTTTAATCGTTTGTCCTGATTTAGAATTAATGTTTACAGTATCTCCACTAATAAATATATTGTCAGATTTTATTATGATATTTTTTCCTGGGCGTCTTCTTTTATCAAAAACTATATTACTACCATCTGATGTCATCGTAATTGAACTATCATCCGTATCTATATTTTCTTTTGTAAAATCTCCATCAGTTTCATCTACATTCGTTCTAATTCTAATTGTCGGTGAATTGTCTTCACCATCAAAATGTATTGACTGACCAAACCTACCCTCATATAAAATACAACCCTCACTTATCTCAAGTGGTTTAACTTTTTTTCTTTCGAATTTTTCACCGTATTTAGTATTGTCTGTATAGTTACCTGCAACTCCCGGTATAGAGTTTTCATTAACAGAACCTTTACGATTTATAATACTTGTATAATAATGTTGTCCGTTATACTCGATGACCACAACGTGTTCTCCAATAACAGGTACAGCCACTACATTAGGCATCAATGGTTTAACCACACTACCAAGTATTTCTTGATTTGGGTTATTAATAAAAGTACCTCTGACACTACCACGATTCAACGGTTCATTCAAAATAACTTCTGTGACCTCAAACGCTTCAGACTCGTGATAATTATATTGTGAAGCATTAATTAATTTTTTTACGTAAGAACTTATCTCAGATGGTTTAGCTAAACGACCCAACGGTATAGATGTGGTTGTATCTACAGTTTTCTTTTCTTTCCAGGCCATTTAATCTACCTTATTTACTGATTCTATTTTATTTTGTATCTTATCTGATTCTATTTGTATATCTTTTATGGTATCTTCCATATTTGAAAGTAACTGATTTTTTTCTTCTTCTGATAAACCAAATTCGTCCTCTGAACCCGCTTTACCCTCGGCAGAAATAAGTCTTTGTACTATAGCCGCCATCTTAACAAGTTGGTCATCATTTTTTACATTTATTTCTAAATACTCTTTAATCATAGGTACTATCTGAACTGCGGTATCACCATCTTTGATAAATTGAACAAGTTCTCTTGTCAAAGTATCAAGTTGTTTTTTGTTATGTTCTGTATTGTCATATATGTCTTTGAATAAAGAGGAAAGTGATTTTCCTTCAAAGATTTCATAATCTATAGCCATAATTCACCTAAATGTTTTTATCTAATAATAAATATACTATAACCAAAAAACTTTCGTATATAAATATATATTAGAGTTTATTATTTGTTAACAATATAGTTATTAATGAGGGTTACTCGGTTCTGTAAAATTACTGAGTAATCCTTTTTTTCTTAACTAACGGGAGAAAACCAAATGAAGGAAATCGTAACAACGGTCAAAGGATACATTGATGACTTAGCTCATCTATTGTTATCTTTTGTAACCATAGGTGCTATATCTGAAGTAATCTTTGGAAGTGGTATCTTTGGTGTGAATGTTATAGGTAACCTAACATCCATCATTAACAAGTTCGGCGAGTCGGGTTTCGCTGGGCTTGTCGCCTTGTTGGTGTTGGTGGGTTTATTTCGAAAGTAGGAGCGAAATAGTTCTGTATTCCTACAATCAATACAGAGCAAAAAAAAAGGGAAGTGTAAAAGCTTCCCTTTTTTTGTTTATGTGAGCCAGAGATAGGATTCGAACCTACGACCTAGTGATTACAAATCACTTGCTCTACCAACTGAGCTACTCTGGCTTTTGACTACATTCATTTGTAACCTAATTTAGTAGCCCGTAGGAGAATCGAACTCCTGTTGCAGGAATGAAAATCCTGAGTCCTAACCACTAGACGAACGGGCCATTGTGGAGCTGACAGGAGTCGAACCTGCGACCTTCTCGGTGCAAACGAGATGCTCTCCCAACTGAGCTACAGCCCCATACTTCGTGTTAATCACAACACAAGTTTACTTAGGTGAAAATATTTTTTTAGCACCCTTCATAACAGCGTCAAGAAATTTATTGTTCTCTGTTGTTTTTTTTCGTCTATTATTTATTTTCTTTTTTGTCGTTTTTCTTGGCATCTTTTTTTTCCTTATTTGAATCTTTCTTTATTTGTAATCTATCAGGTAGTATCCAAGTGGAGTCTACCTCTTCTTCTACTGGTGGTATGTAGTATGGTGGTCTCGTATCGTTCGTATCAGGTGGTAACTCCGTTCGTATACCTATACTTAATTCAAACTTATTTAAGTCCTCTTCTAATGTTCCATTATAATCTTTTACAAGTATAACTAACGCTAAAACACAATGAAAATAAAACCAACCCATTAAAATATACTTCCTGTGTTTGACGTATCTATTTGACCAACAGAATTATACTCTTCTATCATATTAAAATAATATCTTTTCATTTGATTAACAACTCGTGTGATATGTTGGGTATTAGAACCAGTCATCTCACGAATCATTATGTATAAAGCTTTTTTATTGAAGTTTTCGATATTCATTCTTCTTCTAAATAACTCAAGAACTGAATCAGCAACTAGAATATCTTTTTGTCTTCTAAAAATATTAGTTATATTATTATCCCAATAATCTAACATTTGAGTTACAAATTCTGAATTAAATTCATCAACCGATTCGTCTACAGCTTCTGAATGAATGTTTCTTTTATAATCTAATCTACTAACATCATCGTGTATCTTCATCTTTTTATAATTATTGTTGTTATTTAAAATTAAATAGTTTTTACCAACTATAGAAAAATAAGAAAAAGCTCTTCCTTTATCAGGTTGATATTTTGGTAACTGCATTACCATAAAAGATACCACCTCAGCTTTTACTTCCTCAAATGGATAATCAAAATAATAAAATTTAAAAGTGTGAATCAAGTTTTCTGCCATTTTTTCAAATGCAGCGTGTATGTGTTCTTGATAAATTCTATTCTTAATAACTGGATTCGAGGATTCATTATATCGAATAATTGCTTCTTGAACTGGTGTACCAAAATACATTTTACTCTTTTTACGTCTTTTCTTCTTAACAACTTTAGTTGGCATTTACTTCTTCTCCTTTTAAATTATCTAATTGATTTACCGTATCTTTTATTTGTTTAAATATTGAACCTACCTCATCATCAGATTCAAACGCACCTGATGAGTCTATTTGTGTTAAATCGTCTTGAACACCTTGAATTGTTTGAGTAAAGTTTTCTACCCACGTCTCTAGTAATTCAGTTTTTTTAAATAAATTCCAAATTACATAACCCTCTACAATAACGACCACACCTAATATAATTTCTAAAATCATTACTTATCTCCAAATAATTCATCAAAAAGGTCTTTTGATTTTTTAGAAAGTTCTTCTGAAGTTTCTTCCATAGTTACAGCCTTTTTAATATTCTCGACATTACTTTGAACTCTAATCTCTACCTCTTCTTCACCACGTTTCCACTCGTCATATTCTATGTGAGTAGCCATCATATCAGCTTGGTGTAGTATATACGCTATATTAGTTTTAAGAGAGAAATCTTTGTTGTATGACATATAGTAAGATTTATTAGCGTCTTCGTACAAACCGTCAGTAAGTCTTATACCCACATATTCCCATTCAGTCATACTAATACCAAAATGGTTAAGTAGAAATAAAGCTCTATCAGTTACAGTCATATATTGTAATTTAGGATTATGAGTAAATATAGAACCTTGATTCTTTCTGTGCCATTCGGATTCTTGTGGGATATAATAATCATTTTCTAAATCACCAACTTTACCTAAGTCGTGATGCATAGCTGCGAATATAACTTCTTCTGTAGTAAAGTTTATTGTAGCTCCCTCTGATTGCCATAGGTTTGTAATCTTCAATGCACAATCAACAACGTGAAGTACGTGTTCCACATATCCACCAACGTGAGCGTTATGGAAATGTTCTTTACCACTTGCTGGAGCTACACACATTCTATCTTCAAAGTGGTCATACATCTTATTGAGTTTTTCTAATCGTTCACCCTCAAATGTATTTGTAATTAGGTTTCTAAGTTGTTCCCAATTTTTTTGGATTTGTTCTGGTTTTAGTTCTTTCATTTATTCTCCTATTTACCAATAGTTGTGTGTCTGTTTTATTTTAGTTTTTTTACCTTTTAAATCTCTTAAAGATTGTGTTACTAAAGCTGGATGTATTGGTAACGTTTTACCAATCTGAATATCTTCTGTATGAAATACAATTCCAGCTTCTATATAATGTCTAGCATCTTTTAAATCTTCTCTAATTAAATCCCAACTAACAATACCCTCTGTATTAGTATACTCTTTTATTATTTTATCCACTATCTTTTTTAACCTATCATTTTCTTCTTTTGTAGTCCAAGTTGTTAAGTGAAAAGTTGGATAAATTTGATTTATATAATCCAAACCAATTATATTTTTTGGAAGACAGTTTTTATCAAACTCAATTTTCCATCTTTCAATTAAACAATCCCAAATCATAATCCAAGTACCAACTTGTCCTAAAGTATAAAAATGTTCTATTACTGGATATTTCGGGTCTGTCGTGGATAAACCTGTTTTATCAAAAGCTGTAAACCCTCGTCTATCAGTTTTGAACTTTGTAAGTTTTTTCGAAACTAAACCAGTTTGTAAACCTTTTCTATTCCAACCAAAGTCAGCCATAGCTTTATCTAAATGATTTTTTAAATAACTTAACTCTTTTTTTAATTGTTTAAAAGGTAACGTTTTAAGCTTTTCAGAATAAGTTATGTTCTGAAAAAGAGTAGAGTGATTAACGTGCTTAATAGCGTCTTGAAAGTTAGGTGAAAGACCATCGATAGTTCTTTGTATATCTATCATTATATGCCATAAACTATTAATATGTCCTATTTTAAATTCATCAGCGTATTTAGTATCTGATAAAAATCTAGCTAAATTACTCAAATTACCACCACTTGTTTTTGATTTGTAAAAAGTTTGGATTCTTTTTGGATTCACCAAATGTTTGACCAGAGTCTTTTACTATCTTCTCGACAACTTCTCTGTTCTCATCTGGTATAAATAACTTTGTGTACTCACTTGTTGGGTCATCGAGAGCACCTTTTTCTAAACACCACAATCTTATCTTCTCCCAAGTATTACTAAGATATAAATTAGGATGACTATTGTATAAAAGATTTTTCTTATAACCATTATCTTGTAATATATGATACAACCACTCTACACCATTTGTGGGTTCTCTCATAATTCTTTTCTTCTTACCTTTACAAGCGTTCTCAAGGTCTGTTAGTAAGTTTGTTTTGAATTGTTCATCGTGTTCTGGTAGATTCCAATCTACTTTATCAGGTAAATTATTTAAAGAATCAACAAAAGATTTTTTATCATCAAAGTAAAGTGGATAATCATCACCTAAAACATATTTCATTGTTGGATGTTTATAAATTAAACTTGGTCTACCAATCTTTACAGCGTCTTGTGCAGATAAATTCCAAGTCATATAATCATCAACAAAACAAATTGTAGCGTGACAGTTGTCAAGTAGATATCTGTATTGACCACCACTTGGTAAGTTCTGAACTTTCATCCAACTTGGAGCTGGTGCACCTGCTTTAGGTTTTTTAGCATCACTATCAGTAACCCACACCAACCACTCATCTCTATCCAAGTCCTCTGTATATTTTATAAGTTTTTTTATACCGGTTGTTGCGTTCCATCTGTGATTAAATACAAGTATCTTTTTATCAGGTAATGCGAATGGTTCTGGCTTTGTAGGATTACCAACACCTAATGGAAAGAAATTTATTTTTTCTTTCATAACACTATCGTCAACACCAAGTGATGTATGTGGAACTTTATCCCAATTAGATTTTAAATACTCCATACTAGCAGGACTATGAAAATAAGACTTATAAGATAAATCTATAGCTTCAAGTTGTCTGAAAAATCCAACTGGATAACCACTTACAGGTTTACTTTTTTCACAATCAACCCAATGAAAGAAATTAAAAGCATCTACCGACATACCAATTCTACCAGTTAATAACGCATTAAAAACATTATATGTCAATTCAGGTTGATGATTGAACACAAAATCAATATCGTGTTTTTGAAAGTCAAAACTTTTTAATAATGCCTTACTATCAAAATATCCTCGATTAAATAACACACTACCAGCATATGGAAACGGTATAATAGTCACATTGTCACCCATAGGTGGTATAGTATTATTTTTTGGAACTAGAACAAAATGGTGACACATTGGTAACCATTTAATTGTTTTTACCATTACTTTGTAATTAGAATCTGCTTGATGCATAAATTTCGTTGACCTCCAACGAACTGGAGACATTACGTGTAATATTCTTCTGCCATAAAGTGGATGTTTTATATTCATATTTATAACCTTAATTTACAAAAATTTTTGACTAAAGTCAAGTACTTTTTTTTCTAGTGTGCACTCGTGTATTGTAAGTTAGTTTTTATTATTTTTGCCTTTTCATATTTATATGGTTTGACATCAATGGACTCAAGGATATCAATACGATTAACCCAACGTGGATTCATTGTATCTCTAACTTGATAAACTCCATCTTTACCGTCAGTACCTTTTAGAAGAATGAAGTCACCGTAATCTAACCAACCACCCCAGCGTTTCAAAAGATTTCTACTCACCGCTATAAACTTATAATTGGACGCTTCTTGTGTCCTAATACGCGTTCCATCTGCGAGAATGTTCGGTGTAGAATCTGTTTGACGTTCGACTGGTTGATACATAGTTACAGTCACGTGCATTCCCTCTGTTTCATATTCATTCAACTTATCTGATAGTCTTTTGTTTTCATCTAACAGAGATTGTAGTTGAATATTCTTATCACTAAGAAATTTAGTTGATACAATGCCATTAGCGTATGTAATCAACACAATAGCTATTCCTAATAGTATGGTATTTTTATTTATATTATTCATAGTTACCTTTTCATTTGTTATTAATAAATATCTGTTTACACTACAAAAGTATAAAATTAATTTTTGTGGAGCTGGTGGGATTCGAACCCACGTCCAGTTTGTTTTCTCCAAAGAGTCATTTACAGCTTAGTTTGATTTCAAATCAGTAGAAATCAACAAACCACTATGTCCTATTTTACACAGAATAGTTTAACTGATATTTCTTTATACTCTAATACGAAAGAGTTGGTGTCTAACTTATTTTATGACCGAGTGTTAGACGACTCAGTAACTTACGCGTAAACGTGAGTTGGTTGAGAATCAGAAACAGGTTCAACGAAGTTGTCAAATCCCATTTCAGCATTGGCTAGATGCCAATCGATTTCCAACCCTTGTAGCGATTTTTCGCCATTTAGGTTTGTGAGTATTTTGTAACGAGACCTACTCAATCTCTGCTGCACTCTGTTGTCAAATAACACCTGTCGATACCGTTCAGCCCCAATCTTCTTCGTTTTGATATTCATCAAAATCATCTATTAGAACTCTGATAGATTCGATACATTCATCTATCATATCCCAATCTTGTAATTCTTTCGCTTCTTCTAAATTGTGAAGAACTTCTTCTAAATCCATAATAAACCTCGTTTATATTTAAGTATCATATATAATATTTTTTATTCATTACGTTATTGGGCCTCCCACATAGAGTTCCCATTTACCACTATCTATAAGTGTTTTTGCTTTTTTCCACTTCAATTCTTTTGTTTCGTTACCATCAGTAATCATAACGATTTCATTTCGACCAAATTTTTGTTCATTAACTATGGTAGTTATCATTTGTCTGTCGTGAATAGTCATACCATTAAGATGGTCTATTTCGTGTTGTATACATATGGTTTCAAGTAACCTTAATTCTTGGTCGTGTTTATCAGAACTTTCTTTTTCCCAACTACCTTTACCATCACTTGGATTTTCCGCTCCACTAAAATATAGTTGACTTTTTTCTTGTTCTGTGGTAACAATTATATTAGAGTATCTTTTAGTCTGTATTCCTTTACCTTTAAAAGATAAACAACCCTCATAGTATGGAACCTCATCCCATTGTTTAACAATAGTAGGATTAATTAATATTATAGGTTCACGAACATTAACCACAGCAACAGAAGCATCAATACCAACCTGGTTAGCCGCAAGACCAATTCCGTCTTTTCTCTCATTAAGAACCCTGAATAACTTTTCCGCAATTTTGAGTCCCTCATCTATACTTACCTCTTTTAATTTTTTATTTATTACTGGATTATGTTCTTTTAAACAATTAATTATTTTTTGCATCTTTTAACTTTGTTATATAACCTTTTAAAGATTTACATTTATTACACCATTTAGGAGTAATCGTTTTACAATTAGAATACGTAATTAAATGGTTTTCCATATACTCACGAACTAATATCATATCTTCAGCGTTATATTGATATAATAAATCTCTTGTCGCAGTGTTTTCTCCACACTCAATACAAATTCCCTTTTTCTTAACTTCTTTTGTTTTAGATTTTAAAATGTACGAACCATCCTTTTGTTTGACTAAATTATCTCTAAATCCCATTAAAACAAATCTTTCATATAATTTATTAATCGTGTATAGTATAATCCAATTGTTGTAATAAACACACCACCTGATATCAATAAACTAGGGTGTGAATGTTCACCACAAAAACCTATTATGTGTTTAAAAAAATGTAAAACCTCGTTCATTAAAACCTCATATTGTTATCATTCATTTTAATGGCTATGTATCCTAATAAAAAAACTACAATTAATTCAAACATTTATTCTCCAAAATTATGATTTAAAAAATCTTTTTGTTTTTTTACAGCTTTTTTAAGAGCTTTCTTTTTCTCATTGTGTCGGTCAATGAGAATTTGTTCTTTAGTCCGACGCTTAGTTTTTTTCTTCTTGGTTGGTTTCACTATAGTAGGTGGTAAAGTACCTTTTAATTGTTTTGCTTCAACACCTTTGTGAAATACATTACCATCCTTATCAACAAACTCTGACATAAAGTGCCAACCTGGTGGACGACCTGTAGGTTTGTAAGTTTTAGTTGTAGATTCTGATGGTAATCCGACTGTCATTAAAACACAATATGAACACGTAACCTTTAATGCAGTCTCTCCTACGTTATTCACTATCCTACCACATTTAGTACACGGTAGTGATTGATATGAATTTAAATTAGTAGTATCCATTTAATATTCCTTCATTTTAATTCTTTGAGTGCTGGGTGAGATTCGAACTCACGAATAATGGATTTGCAATCCACACCCTTAGACCACTCAGGCACCAGCACGGCCTCTACCGATACCTTCTGTTGAAATTTTCATCTTGTATTTGTAAAATATGTTTACAATACTTTTT